GAGGCGTTACTGCCGTAGCGAAAAAACTCGGACTAGCGATGCCGCGCGGCGTTGCTCGAGTTTCGAACTGGCGCCGCCGGGGAATTCCTGCACGAGTAAAGCTCGCCTACCCGTGGCTATTTATTGCTGCGCAGCAGAGCGATAGGCAGACGTTACAGCTCGTCAAGGAGCAATCGAAATGATCTATGTGCAGTTTCATCTCGGCGACTGGAGTTCGAACACTCGATTGCTCTCTGTACTCGAGAAGGGCGCGTACATCGACCTGCTCAGCATCTACTACGCGAGCGAAGCTCCGCTCGTACGTTCGAAATACGAACGTATTACGGCACGTTGTACGGACGAAGAACGCGCGGCATACGACTACGTATTAAGTGAGTTCTTCGAGGAGCGCGAGGACGGCTATCACAACGAGTCTGCAGATCAGGCGATCGCTGAGTCAAGAGCGAAAAGCGAGCGCGCCCGGGCGTCAATCTCTGCTCGATGGGCGAAAAAGGCTGAGAAAAAAGAGTCTGCGGATACGAACGAAATACGTTCGAATTACGAACGAACTACGAACGTATTACTAACCAATAACCTAATAACCAATAACCAAGAAATAAAAGAAAACAAGAAAAGAAAACCGGCTGACGCCGGTGCGGCGCCTTCGGCGGCGCCACGCTCTCGCTCGAAGAAATTCGAGCCGGAGGAACTGCGCACGGGGCAGATCGATCGACAGCTGTTCGCTGACTGGCTCGCTGTGCGGAAAGCGAAACGGGCCCCGTTGACCGAGACGGCGTGGTCGCAGATCAAGCGCGAGGCGGGGAAGGCAGGGCTCGATCTCAACGCCGTTCTGCGGCTCATGGTCGAGCACAGCTGGCAGGGCATCTCTGCCGACTGGGACGCTGTGCAGGCCGCGGCGGGCAAGGCGCCGGCGCCGGCTCAGCAGGCGCGCTCGATTTCCGCGTTCTCGCAGCCAGTTGAGCTGTTGCCTACGGACGCTGAGCGGCACGCGTGGGACGCGAAGATCCAGGGCGATCAGCAGGGACGTGATCCGGTCGCATGGGCGAGGCAGACGCTCGCCAATCCGGCGGGCGCGTGGATCGCAAACAAAGCTCGCGCGGTTTTGGCGAAGCGGGGGCTGACAGCATGAGTGCCGCACGTGATGCCGCATGGCTGGCGGCTATTCGCCGCGTTGATCGCGCGTACTCGCTGGGCGACCACCGGGCGATGAGCAACGAGCAGGAGACAACGATGAAGCAGTGGAATCAGGACAAAGCTCTGAGGCTGTGGGCGAAGGAAGAGAAGGACGAGGGAACGTTCATCGTCATCGGGCCGTATGCGAATCAACTGGTTTGCCACGGCAAAAATCATCCAGTGTGGTTCTGTGACATCACTGGCACAGACATCACAGTCGTTGCGAGCAATCTCGAGGAGCTCAAGGCTCGAATCACGCTCGCGCTCAAGAAGCGCAATGAGGAGGCAGACAAATGAGCACAGGAGCTGACATAGCCCGGCGCCGCAACGCGCTGAGATTGTCGCAAGCGGAGCTGGGAAATCTCGCGGGCGTTACGTCCACCTCGGTCTGCAATGTCGAGCTGGATCGCAGGGTTTTGCCGAAAACGCTCGCCGCGGTGGTCAATGCTCTGGATGCCGCGGAGCGCGGCCAGACGGATGCGGGCGCGGCGATCGCAATTCTGCGGGCGCGGCTGGACGAGTCGGAGAGAAAGCGCGAGGAGCTCGAGGATGACTGTGAGCAGCTCAAGCGGCGCGTGGAGGAGCTCGAGCTGGAGATTCTGCCGCTCGTGCGCAGGATCAATGAGCGAGAGAGCCGCGGGCTGATAGCCCGGATTTTTGGAGATTGAGATGAGTTTCTGGACGAATTTCTGCGATGCGGCACGTGGAGAGAAAACGAGCTGGTGCGATGCCCCGAAGCCTCTGATCGATGCCGAGATCTCTGCAGCTCAGATCATCCGCGCCCGAAAGGCCGCGCGGGCGGCCGCGATGGAGAAGGCGAGGGCCGCGGCGGCAATTGCGGCGGTGGCTAGGCCTGCCCGGAAGGCGCGGGGGCGGCATCGCAAAATTCTGCGAGACGAACGCGGCTTCCCTGTTGCTGAGGTGCCTCAGATCACGCGGGCGTGGGCGTTCCTCGACCTCCCCGAGGGCACGAGGCGGTTCACAGTGACGTACGAGATGGCGAAGAAATGCCGCGAGGCGAGGGCGAAGCTGAGCATGACTCAGCGCGACGTGATCAACATTGCAATGTGCAGCACGAGAGTTGTGCCGGAGCTGGAAAAGCCGGGCGGCAAGATCTCGATTTCATCCTGTGCCAAGGTGATTGCTGTCCTGCAGGGCGAGGTGCCCGCCGCCAGTCCCAGCAAGGGCGGCGGCAAGTCCCCAGTTCCAAAAAAACTAGCGGAGCAGTTGATCGCGCGGCGAACGTCCCTCGGTCTGAGCAAGACGCAGACGTGCAAGATAGGACATTTTTCATGCTACACGCTGCGCGACATCGAGCTGGGCAATCTCGCGTCTCCGGCTAGCGTGGCGCGTCTGACTGAGTTCTATGACGACTATGAGAAGAGGGAGACGACGAAATGAAATACCTCACGTTTTACGTGCCGGGCAAGCCGCAGGGCAAGGCCCGGCCGAGGTTTGCGAATGGCCACGCCTATACGACGCAGAAGACGCGCGATTACGAGGAGAGCATCAAGCTCGCGGCCATCAGTGCGATCCTGAAGCGCGAGACTGTCGCGGGCGGCTGGAACACGAACGAGCGCAGCTATGCCGTCTCGATAGACGCGTATTTCCCGATTCCGAAATCGTTCAGCAAGGCGAAGCGCGAGGCGGCTGAGAGGCTGGAGCTGCGCCCCACGGCGAAGCCGGACGCGGACAACATCATCAAGGCCGTTCTGGACGGACTCAACGGCGTGGCGTTTGAGGACGACAGGATGGTCTCCAGCTGCCAGTGCGACAAGCGCTACGCAATCGCTGGCGATGAGCCCGGCCTGTACGTTGTCGTTGGCGCGGACGATGGCGCGGACGATTGGGGCCGCGAGCGATGACAGAGCCGCAGTATGTTTGGCATCCGGTGGAGAGTCGCAGGGATCTGCCACGGCTCGATGAGCGCCTGCTGTTTGAGGAGAAAAACGGCTATCGGTTCTATGGCCGCAGGGTGACTCTCGAGACGATCGAGAGGCTGCTCCCGGCGCCGGGGACGGACTGGCACGAGCACATCAGCTGGATCAGAGTTAGAAAATGGGCGAGGCCGAGCGGTGAGCCGTAGCAGTGACGTTGAAATCAGGTTGGTCAACTGGGGCAGGTGGAGCAGGCAGGGCGCCCGTGCGGGCGGCACAAGCCCGCTCTATGCGCTCATGCTGGAAAATGGCAGCGTGGTCGTTGGCGGCAGCGACCCTGGGGATGTTGACCCGAAGGACGCTGAGGCGATGGAGCGGCTCATTGTTCGCAGGTGCGGGCAGGGCGAGCGTGAAATGCTGATCATGCTGTTCGTGCGCGGGCTGTCTCGCGGCAAGATCTGCCACGAGTTCAACATCCCGCGCCGCAGGCTCGAGGCTGTTTTAGACCACATTTTCAACAATCTAGGCGCGATTGATGTATAATTACCGCACAATTTAGCTTAGTCCGGGTGACTTAAAAGCTCCCTTGCCGGGAGCCTTGTTGCACCCGGAAGAAACGCAAAGCCCCCGCAGAGCAATCTCCGGGGGCTTTTCTGTTACTTGTAGCGGTTCAGCTCGAGCGAGGGATAGTAGCCCAGTGCCTCGAACGCCCGACAATAGGCATCAATGCTGACAGGCCGAGAGCCGTCAACCATGAATTGAGCCTGTTGCCGCGAGATGTCGAACAGCCTGGCGAATTCGGACGTGCTCATGTGCTTTTCCCTGAGCAGGTTCCACAGCAGAATCCGCGCCTCCATCTTGATGGGGACTACGAGGACGGCGTCCTGCCCATCCTCACGCGGCTTGCTGGGCATGGGAATAGGCTTGCCCTGCTTCCGGTATGTTTCCTCGATGAACTCGGCGGCATGGTCAGACAGGTACTCGGCCACGGATTCCACGCTATCCCCAGGGATCGACCAGTGAAGATCCCGGACGGTGACAACGCCATTTTCAACAGAATATGGATAGAACATTACAATCTCCTAGCAGGTGAGGCGGTGGATTGGGAACCCCTCTCTCGAGGGGCTCCCCTTTCGGGATCTCGGGATTATCGCCGCTTGACGATAACGATCTTGATAACAATCAGGTTAATCGTGATTTCCTTTATTTCCCACGGATTAGCCTTGATGATCACCCGGAAGCATTTCCGAAGATCCACTGTTCTCACCTCCTTTCGCTTGTTGTTAAAGATATGATCAATTATACACAAACTCTTTAAAAAGTCAAGCGTAAAAGCAGATAAATGAAGGAGGGGCGAATGCCAACACCCAAGAAATCCGGGCGCGGCCGCCCGTCCTCATACACGCCGCAGCTGGCCGAGCAGATCAATGCCCTGCTGGCAGAGGGCAAGAGCGAGCGCGAGATTGCGCGGATGCCGGGAATGCCCGTGCGGCGAACGATTACCGAATGGAAGGATGAGCATCCGGAATTTCTGCGCCAGTCCGCGCGCGCGCGCGAGGATGCGGCAGACTACTTCGATGACAGGCGCCGGGCTCTGTGCGATGAGCTGGTGGATCTTGCGCGTTCAGCCGTGAAGGCCGGCAAGGGGCTTCCATCCGGCACGGTCGAGGCCTTGAAGGTCGCCATGCAGGAGCTCGCGCGATCCGCGGCCATCAGGGACGACAGCCGCTACGGCGATCGAAAGACAGTCAAGCTCGAGCCCGGAGCGGGCGCGGGCGAAGGATTGAAGGCGTTCTATGAGCAATGGATGCGAGACGAGCAGAAGCCCGTTTCATGAGCTCCTGAAGCCGCACCGCTTCAAGGTCTACTATGGCGGGCGCGGATCAGGAAAGTCGTTCTCCATCGCCCAGGCCCTGATCGTCATAGCCTCGCGATGCAAGGTGCGCGTGCTCTGCTGCAGAGAGTTCCAGAACTCCATCAAGGACTCCAGCTATCAGCTGCTGAAGGACACGGCTGTGCGGCTGGGCGTTGCCGAGCGCTTCCAGTTCCTCGATGCAGAGATCCGGCATGAGAACGGATCCCTGTTCATCTTCAAGGGGCTTGCCCACAACGAGCAGTCCGTGAAGTCCACGGAGGGCATAGACATCTGCTGGGTTGAAGAAGCCCAGACGGTTTCAAAGAACTCGTGGGATGTTCTGATTCCCACGGTTCGCAAGAAGGGCAGCGAGATATGGGTATCGTTCAATCCGTTGCTTCAGGATGATCCGACAACGGAGCTGTTCCTGGGCGGCAACCCGCCGCCCGGCGCGTGCATCCGCAAGGTCAACTATGACGAGAACCCGTATTTCCCTGAGGAACTGCGGGCCCAGATGGAATGGGACAAGGCGCACGACTACGAGCTCTACCTGCACATATGGGAGGGCTACCCGCGCACCATCTCGGACGCTCAGGTGTTCAAGGGGCGCTTTGTGGTCGAGGAGTTCCCGGACGACCTTTGGCGCAAGGCGCCGCGCTTGTTCTTTGGCGCGGACTTCGGCTTTGCCCAAGACCCCAACACTCTTGTGCGGTGCTTCATCTACGACAGGCGCCTCTATATAGAGTATGAGGCCTACGGCACGGGAATCGAGCTGGACGAGATGCCCGCGTTCTATCGAACGGTGCCGGGCGTGGACAAGTGGCCGATCAAGGCGGACGCGGCGCGTCCTGAGACGATCAGCTACCTCGCCAGCAGGGTCTCGCCGCCATTCCGGATCTCAGCCGCGAAGAAGTGGCAGGGGTCGATCGAGGACGGCGTGGCCTACATCAAGTCCTTCGACAAGGTGGTGATTCATCCGCGATGCAGGCACGCGGCAGAGGAGTTCAAGCTGTACTCCTACAAGGTGGACAAGGTCACTGGCGAGGTTCTTCCGGTGATACTGGACAAGTGGAACCATGTAATCGATGCCGTTCGCTACAGCCTCGATGGCTACATCACGAGCGCGGGGCTCGAGGCATGGGGCGCCATGGGCGCGGAGGTTCTCTAGTCGACCAGCGACTTGATCAGCAGCCTGATGTTGCCCCAATTGGCAACGGCATACATCAAGATGCCTAGGAGCGCGGAGAGAATCGTGCAGGCGGCGGCAAGCCGCTTGTTGATTGTCGAGGCTGTTTTCTGCTCTTTCTCGATTACCTCGACCTTAGCTTTCAGATGATCGAGATCTCGCCTTATGCCACTAACATCCCCCTTGAGCTCCATGACGGTCTTGAGGATCACCGTGGTTGTGGATTCGGGCGGGATGTCGTTCTGCTGAGGAAGGGATTCTGGGACGGTATTTTGCGGCCTGCGCGGCCTTTTGGCTGCCGGAGACATATTCACGCCTCCGTGCGCGTCCGCACCCAGTCCCACATCTCAGAGGAACCGTAGCCGTAGTAATTCTGAAGCGGCGCGGCCAGCACGGTAGGGCAATTCTGAACGGGCTGCCCCTTCTGAGCAGGAACGCCGAACTTTTCGCAGAGCTCCTTGGCGGTTCCCGGGAACTTGATGATCCACCCGGAGTCATTGGGCAGCGGGTACACGGACTCATTGGGAAGCTCTTGGATTTTCCCGTCAAGCTCAGGGCGATTGGTGCCGAGCGGGACGACAACATAAAGGGGCATAGCTAGTACTCCATAGTATTCAGCCCCATCTTAATCTAGCGAGGAGCAGATGAAAATCAGGAAAAGGAAGCACTCTCTGCCTCCTCGGGAGGCTGTGCAGTACGGGGACGGCATCATGAACATGCTGACCCGCGTCTCAGATGTCCCCGGAGTCAACACCTCCGGGGCTTCTTTTTACACGCCGAATTTCAAGACGCTCAACCGCCAGCAGTGCGAATGGGCGTACACCAGCTCATGGGTCGCGGGCATGGCCGTTGACTGCGTGGCCGAGGACATGACCCGCGAGGGGTGCGATTACAAGTGCGATGAGAATCCCGCGCTGATCGAGCCGCTTGAGCGGGACATGGAGAAGTTCCACGTCTATGAGAAGCTCTGCTCCGCGATCAAGTGGGCGAGGCTCTACGGCGGCGCGGCGGCCATCATCCTCATCGAGGGGCAGCCGCTCGATGTCCCGATCACGGCAGTGCCGCGCGACTCGTTCCGGGGGCTTCACGTGCTAGACCGGTGGTGCCTTGAGCCGGATGGCGACAACGTCATCACGACCCTGGGCGTCAATTTCGGGAAGCCCGAGTACTACCGCATCATCGCGGGCAACCTGAGCAGCGCCGCCGGGCGCGTCCATCATTCGCGCGTGGTGAGGTTCGAGGGGCAGGAGCTCCCGTTCTATCTCGCCCAGTCGTACCAGTCATGGGGCGCGAGCGTGCTCGAGCGCGTATGGCCGAAGATCCAGCAGTTCGACTACGCCACTCAGGGCGCGGCCCAGCTGGTGAGCAAGGCCTATCTGCGCAACGTCAAGATCAAGGGCTTCCGGGACATGCTCGGGCTTGGCTCTGAACAGCAGCAGGCGGGCTTCATGGCCCAGATGAAGTTCATGGCGGGGATGCAGTCGCAGGAAGGCCTCACCATCATGGACTCCGAGGACGACTTCCAGGCTCAGACCTACTCGTTTGCCGGCCTGAATGACATCCTCACGCAGTTCGGGCAGCAGATTGCGGGCGCGCTGCAGATTCCGACCGTGCGGCTGTTCGGCGAATCCCCTGCGGGCATGAACGCCACCGGGGAATCTGATCTCCGCACCTACTACGACAGCATCCTCAGGCAGCAGGAGACCATCCTGCGCCCGGCGTTGAAGCGCATCTTCAGCATCATGCTGAGGAGCGAGACGGGGATGCCTGCTCCTGACTCCTTCTCGTTTGACTTCACGCCGCTGTGGCAGATGACCTCCGAGCAGAGGGCGCAGTCCGCCCAGCAGCTGAGCGGCACGATCCTGCAGGCCATGGAGGCGGGCGCCCTCAGCAAGGCGAGCGCGGTCAAGGAATTGAAGCTGCTGAGCTCGAGCGTGGGCGTGTTCTCCTCCATCACGGACGAGGACATTCAGGCCGCCGAGCAGGAGGACGCCCTCCAGCCGCCGCCCATGCCCGCCATGCCGGGAGATCCGGCGCAGGGCGCGGCGCCTGAGCAACAGGCGCAGCCAGTGGCGCAGGCTCAACCCGCACAACCCGCAGGAGCGGCGCAATGAACTACGTAGTGAAAATCCGCCGCTTCTATGATGCGGATCGATGGATCACTGTTCACCCGAATGGCGCGGACAAGAAGGGCTCTCCGGTGAAGATCGGCCCTCATGGCGAGGTCAAGGGAGGAATGGGCGGCAAGTTCACCGGCCGCCACATCTCCGCAGTCTCACATCACGGAGCGAATGAGCAGGCCGGGGCGCAGATGGTGATCGATAGGATTCGGCAATTCTTTAACCACGGGCAGAAGGAGCCGGATGGAGGGGAAGGCGCGAAGCCTCGCCCATTCAAAGAGAATCCGAGGCTAAGAAAGAAACTTCCTCCGGAGTTTTACGATGCCGCAATGGATGCTATTTCTAATGCTCCCCGCCAACAGCTCAGGGTCTGGCAAAAATTCGGCACAAAGGTCAAATGCATAACGGCTGACAACAAAGATACAGAACACCCGGCATATTTCAGCTGGATCCACCGCGGGGTGAGCTTTGTTGCTCGCGATGACAAGGTTGGGAATGCGTACGAAGCGCCATATGCCGTGTTTTTCCACGAGTTTGCCCACAATATAGACTATCTGGCGGCGGGGGCTCCGTTATTTAGAGACGCGGCTTTTTCGGAGGAGTACAAGGGCGGGGCGTTCAAGAAAACTATTGAGAAGGAGCTAAGAGCATCAATCGGCGACTATTTCTTCCGGAGTGGATTCAGGAGTCTCCCGAAGCGAGACGCTTACGTGCTTTCTGATGCGGTTAGCAGTTTCGTAGATCCGACTAAATACGGGCATAGCTGGGGGCATGACCCAGAATACTGGGAAGAGGATCCTGACAGAGTTGCCAGCGAGACGTTTGCTAACCTGTACGCTGCCGCTGTTGTTAATCAAAGGGCGTACGCAGCAACAAAGAAATACTTCCCGAAAACAGTAAAATTATTCGAGGAGATAATGGAGGAGATAGCAAAATGACCGTGTTCAGCCAGCCAGCCCGATGGCTGCGGAAAATCCTCGGCCATAGAGATGAAGGCGGGGACTACTCAGATGAAGAGCTAGACCGTGTGTTGAATCAATATAGAGAAAAATTCGGGGAGATGTTCCCAACGGCACAGGTCAAAGGGGTGGGAAACAAGGGTTGGATAGAGCGAGCCAAGAAGTGCATCGAATCAGGGAAGCCTTACGCCCAAAGCCCTCTGCCGGGGGCTCGATACTGATACTGCCTTTTGTCAAGGCCCGCACTAGCGGGCTTTTTTGTTGCCTGTTGAAATGAAAAAGAGCGAGCAGAAAATCCGGACGTTCCGCGAGGTCTCGCGCACCCGCCGGGTCGACAACTGGTACCGGCGCCAATTGAAGCAGGTGGCCGCCATGATCGACCTGATCGCCCGCGAGTACCAGAGCAGCGATCCTCAGGCCTACGCCCGCAACGTGCAGATGGAATTGTTCGACTACGCGGAGACGCTCGAGCAGTGGGCTGACCTCATAGCCCGGCAATTCATCGCGCGGGTGGATGAGGCTGACCGGCTCACGTGGAGGCAGATTGGCGATGAGCTGGCGGCCGACACCAAGAGGCGCATCCGCGACATGCGGGGCGATCCAGCCTACCGCGAGATGATCCGGCGGCAGGTGGAGCTCATCAAGTCGCTCCCCACGGAGGCCGCCGCCAAGGCGCAGGAGATCGCTCGGCAGGGCATGGCGAATGGCGAGAGATACGCCGACATCGTGGACAGGATCGCGGGGCTTGGGAAGATCACGGAGAGCAGAGCGGTTCTCATCGCCCGCACGGAATCCTCCCGGGCGCGGACGGACTTCACGATGATGAGGGCGAAGGCCGCAGGATCCACCAAGTTCATTTGGCACACAGCCGGGGACGGCGCCGTGCGGGAATCCCACAGGAAGCTGGACGGCAAGATCTTTGACTGGAGCAATCCACCGGTTTGCGATCACGGCAAGGGCGGCGCACCCATCCGGGCGCTTCCCGGGCAGGTGTTCAACTGCCGCTGCTGGAGCGAGCCACTGTTTGAGAAGTCGATCTACGAAAAATGAAGAGACCATTTCATGACTCGGGCGGCGAGGAGTTCTTCACCTCCTCCACGCTCTCAGAGCACCGATCCCTCACCCCTGAGGGCTACCTGCTCATCAAGGACGTTCCAATCTCACGGGTTGGAACGTTTTTTTATCGCCCGGATGAATGCGGCATTGATGCCCAGTCCGGCGTTGTGGGGCTGTCCCGGAATGAGGCGGCCCTGTTTGACCCGGAGACGATCGCCTCGTTCAACGGCAAGCCCGTGGTGCTGGGGCATGAAGCCGGGTTCGCCGATCCCGCCAACTGGAAGGATCGCGCGGTTGGCGTGGTGGCCAACTGCCGCAGGGGCGAGAACGATCAGGCGGGATGCCTGCTCGCGGATCTCCTGATCACGGATCAGGCGGCCATTGACCTCGTCCAGTCCGGCGAGCTCTCTGAAGTCTCCTGCGGCTATGACGCGGAGACCACGCAGACCGGCGAGGGACAGGGCGAGCAGACCGGGATCATCGGAAACCATGTTGCACTAGTCGCCCGCGCTCGATGCGGGCATCAATGCCGTCTCGGTGACGGCGATTTGTCTATAGGAGAGAAAGCGATGGTGAACCTTCGCGCAATCCTTCGCCGTGCCTTTGCGGACGGTGATGAGGAATCCTTCAACGCGGCCGTGAGGCAGGTTCCGGCCGCCCCGGCCGCTCCGGCCCCGGCAGAGAAGCCCGTGCAGGACGCTCCTGCTCCGGCCGCTCCTGCTCCCGCTCCGGCCGCTCCGGCTGTCACGCTCGAGCAGGTCTACAAGCTCCTGCAGGCCATTGACGCCAAGCTTCCGGCCGTCCAGCAGAAGACGGACGAGGACACGGCGCCCGTGCCGCCCGCTGATGACGACAAGCCGGGCGATGGCAGCGAGGGAGACGATGAGCTCAATGATGAGCAGACGCTCCCGCCCGAGGACGCCCGCGAGGTCATGGACGATTGCGATGTGATCGCCCCGGGCATGAAGAAGCCCCTGGGCGACTCCATCAGCAAGGGCATGCCCTATTCCGTTGCCGTGCGCCTCATGCGCTCCGCGCTGAAGGCCTCCGGCGTCAAGCGCTTCGGGGACGCGGACTCCATGAGCGCGGGCGAGGTCGCGATCGCGTTCAAGGCGGCCGTGGATCTCGCGCGAGCCGGCGGGATGCCGCGCTACACGCGTCACGCCGATGCCGCGCCGTCCAACAGCATCGCGGCCATTCAGGCCAAGGCTGATGCCTTCTGGGCCAAGCACTAACTATTTCAGGGAGAAACATTCATGTCTTATGGTCAGATCATCGGGGCCCGCGTCCCGTCCGGCTTTGCCGGTGAAATCGCTCGCGGCGAGTTTGACTACACCTCGGAAACCCGCGTCAATGATGCGTCCAAGCCCGTCAAGGCCTTCGGCATTCCTGTGAAGCTCACCTCGACCGGCGCAGTCACTCCGGTCACGGCGGCGGCTGATGCCGTCCACGGCTTCTCCATCCGCATCTACGGGCAGGCCGACATGGCGGGCGCCCAGGCCGAGAAGGCCATCTCCGTGCTGAGGCGCGGCTACCTGTTCGTGAAGGCCGCGGGCACTCCGGCGGCGGGCGGGCAGGTCTACCTCGCCACGGACGGCTCGCTCACGGCTGAGAAGTCCACCAACACCGCGCTCGCCGGCGCCCAGTTCGTGAATGCGGCTGACAACGGCGTGGTCGAGATCGCCTACAACATCTAAGAGGAATTTCCACAAATGGCCAATAATTTCCGCTTTGCGGACGCTGAAACCATTGCGTCCACCGGTGCTTTTCTGCAGGGCGAGCTTGAGCGGCTCGACCCGAAGCTCTATGAGCCGATCGCCGAGTTCACGGCTCTTCGCGACATCAAGCTGCGCGAGGACGTCACCATCGCCGACTCCGTGAGCTCCTTCATCCTGTCGTCCTATGCGGCGAACTCCGCGCCCGGCTCCAAGAAGGCATGGGCCAAGGCTCTCTCCTCTGCGATTGGCCGCACGTCCGTTGACGCGCAGAAGGTGCTCAACCCCATGACCCCGTGGGCCATGGAGGTGGCCTGGAACGTCATCGAGCTCGCTCAGGCCCAGCAGGTCGGCCGCCCGATCGACTCGCAGAAGCTCTCCGCAATGCGCATGAAGCACGACAGCGACCTTGACCAGCAGGTCTATTTCGGCGATGCCGAGCTCGGCGTCAAGGGCCTTCTGAACTCTGATCTCGTCACGGCCGAGAACGTGGGCGCCCTCGCGGATCCCACGGACGCCTCCAAGGTGATCAGCACGTTCAACAAGATCCTCGAGAAGGCTTGGGCGCAGTCCCAGTACACGATCATCCCGCACGACATCCTGATCGCGCCGGATCTGTTCGCCACTCTGGCCGCCACGCAGCTCCCGAACACGGAGCGCAACCTCCTCCAGTACGTCCGCGAGAACAACATCGCGGTCGCCAATGGCACGGCTGTTGACATCCGCCCGTGCAAGTACCTGGCATCGGCCTTCGGCGGCACGGGCAAGCGCATCGTGGCCTACACGAACAATCAGGATTATGTGCGCTTCCCGCTCGTTCCGCTCCAGCACACGGCCCCGCAGTACCGCGGCCTTGACCAGGCCTCGGTCTACTACTGCGCCATGGGCGTGGTGGAGTTCGTGCGGCCTCAGCTCGCCTTCTACGCCGACCTGCAGTAAGGCCGCATCGTGAGCAAGAAGATCACGCTCACGCGCCCCGTCATCCTCAACGCGGCGGGGCGCAGGTGGGACTTCAGGGAGCGGCGCGAGCACATCGTTCCGGATGAGATCTGCGGCCATCCCTACATCTTCCCGTTGATCCACACAATCGAGGACGTGCCGGATGAGCCGGCGCAGCCAGTGAAGCGCAGAAGAGGGAGGCCGAGAAATGCCGACAGCACTGACGCCGGACGAGTTCCGGACTCTGTTTCCTGAGTTTGACGCCGAGCAGTTCCCGGACGCGCGGCTCTCCATCCGGCTCGATGCCGCCAATCATTTCTTTGCGAGCGACAGGTGGGGCGAACTGCGCACGTACGCCATGGGGCTCTACGCGGCGCACTTCCTGAGCATTGCGGGCGGCGCCGGGGGCGGTGCGGGCTCGACAACGGCCGGCACTGGCATCGTGGCGTCAAAGTCCGTGGACGGCGCGAGCGTCTCCTACGACAACAGCACGGCCTCCGAGCAGGGCGCGGGATTCTGGAACGCCTCGCCCTATGGCAGGGAGCTCTATCAGCTGATCCGGCTCTACGGCGCAGGGATGGCGTTTGTCCTATGAGCAGGAAGACGGGAGCGCAAATCCGCGTTGACACGCTCGAGGACGCGCAGGATCGCGTGGAGCGGGCCATCGCCCGGCTCAAGAAGGCTCAGGTCTACGTGGGCATCGCCTCGGGCAGCCGGGGGGACAAGCGCAGCGATGCGCCGATCTCCAACCACGAGCTCGGCTTCATCCATGAGTTCGGAAGCCCGGCGGCCAACATTCCCGCGCGTCCGTTCCTGCGCCCGGGCGTGAGGAAGGCCATTCCCGAGTACAAGCCCAAGCTCAAGGCGGCGGCCAAGGCCGCGCTTCATGGCGACATCGATGCCATGGACGCCCTGCTCAATCAGGCGGGGATGATCGCCCGGGATGGAGCCAGGACGGAGATCTCAACGGGCGACTTCGTCCCGCTGAAGCCCGCGACTCTCCGCAACAGGCACAAGTCCCGATTGGCAAGCAATCCGCGCGAGAACGAGCTGAAGGGCGAGGACGTGCGGCCGCTGATCAACACGGGCGCATTGCGCGACTCGATCGACTACTACGTGAAGGGAGTCAAGTAATGGCATTGCTGGACGTTTCCGAGGTCATCAATGACCCGTTGTTCACCAGTCCGGTCACGCTGATCAAGTCAGCCGAGACGATCAGCGAGGGCGGTGAGCCTGTTTGGCAGGATGCAGCCAGCGCAGACGCCCGGGCGGTCGTCACTTCGGATCAGAAGACGATTGACCGGCTGCCTGATGCGCTTCAACGCTCCGGCACGATCATCGTGCGGGTGCTGGCGGCCAATGCGCCGGAGAAGTTCGGGGCGGGGTATGACGCCGTCATCTGGCGCGGCAGGCGCTTCGTGGTCAAGGACTGCGCGGACTACTCGCAGTTCGGCGCGGGCTTCCTGAGATTGACCTGCTGGCCGGAGGAGGTGAGCGATGGCAGCTATTGACTCCAGGCAGCGGGGCGTGATGCAGCCATTGAGCGAGGAGAGCACGGGCGACTGCATGCCTGATCTCCGGAAGTGGATGGCCGCGGTCACCGGCCTGCCGCTCGAGAAGGTGCGGCGGCGATGGACGCCAAAGCCCGGCACTCGCCCGGCCGTTTCCGATGACTGGGTGGCCGTGGGGGCTGAATCGATCGAGACCCATGGGACGCCTGACCAGCTGGACAGGAAGGGCGCCATCGGCAAGCCGGAAAGCGGCGACGTCATCCGGATATCGCATCAGACATTGCACTGCGTTGCCTCGTTCTACGGCCCCAACGCTCCGTTCAAGGCCGACCTGTTCCGTGAATCGGCGCAGGTCTTCCAGAATGCGGGCGCACTGGGGAGCGAGTTGAAGCTCCAGGCGATGGACGCCATGGCGCAGCACGTCCCCGACCTGCTCAACGAGCAGTGGGTTGACCGCTATGACGTGAGATTCTCGCTAGGCCGCGCCGTGCGGCGGGTTTTCGGAGTCCGGGACATTGCCGCCCCGGGCGAAATCATCATCAAGACAGATACACATATCGAGGGTTAAACAATGGCTATTGCCCCAACTCTCCCGGTTTCCCGGGTTGTAAACGTTGCCGTGGAGATGAGCCCCACGGCGGCGGCTCTCCGCAATTTCGGCGCGGTGCTGATCCTCGGCGACTCGGCCGTGATTGACATTGCGGAGCGCATCCGCGAGTACTCGAGCATTTCGGACGTGGCGCAGGACTTCGGCGTCACCGCCCGCGAGTACCTCGCCGCACAGGCCTTCTTCTCGCAGTCTCCGCGCCCCAGCCGCGTGCTGATCGGCAGGTGGGCGCAGTCCGCTACGGCTGGACTGCTGCGCGGCCGCATCCTCACGCAGCAGGAGCAGCAGATTGACGCGTTCCAGGCCATCACCAATGGCGCGATCGGCCTCACGGTGAACGGCTCGGAGAAGAAGGCGCTCGCGCTCGACTTCTCTTCAGCCGACAACCTCAATGCCGTGGCCTCGAAGATCACGACCGCATTGGGCGGCTCGGCCACCGTGGCGTGGACGGGCTCGCGGTTTGTCGTGACATCCTCGGCCACCGGCACGAGCTCCTCCGTGGTGCTCTCCACTCAGGCCGTGGGCGGCGCCTACACCAATATCGCCGCGATGACCGGGCTCGATGATGCCGTGAACGTCAACGGCGCGGCGGCTGAAACGCTCGCGGCCTGCGTCAATGCGCTCTGCGATTATCAATCGTGGTACGCGCTCTGCCCCGTCTCCGGCGCCATCTCTGATTTGGCAGAGATCGAGGCGGCGGGCGTGATCGAGGCGGCGAGCCCATCCCGCATCATCGCGTTCACCACTCAGAACACGGCCGAGATCGATCCGGCAGGCAGCGGCTCATTGGGCGCGCAGCTGAAGGCGCTCGGCTACAACAGAACCCTCGTGGTCTACTCCTCCTCGTCTCCGGTGGCGGCGGCCTCCGTCCTCGGGCGCATGGCGTCCGTGAACTTCGAGGGAAGCAACACCTGCATCACGCTGAAGTTCAAGCAGGCTCCGGGCGTGGTGGCTGAGAACTTGCGCACGTCTCAGGCCAATGCGCTCCGCGCCCACAACGTGAACGTGTTCGCGGCCTATCAGAATGACACGGCCATCCTGCAGGAGGGCGTGATGTCGGGCGGCTGGTTCGCCGATGAGACGCACGGCCTTGACTGGCTGCAGAACCGGGTTGAGACCGACCTGTGGAACCTGCTCTACACGTCCAGGAAGGTTGGCCAGGATGATTCCGGCGCGACCGCCATCATCAGCACGATCAACAAGAGCCTAGAGCAGGGCGTCACCAACGGCCTCATTGCTCCGGGCGTCTGGAACGGCGACTCCTTCGGCGCACTGGAGACGGGCGACACCCTCAGCACGGGCTACTACGTCTACATGCAGCCGTTCGATGAGCAGGCCAGGAGCGACCGCGAGGCCCGCAAGGCGCCGCCCATCCAGATCGCCGTGAAGCTCAAGGGCGCGGTTCACTTCGTGGACGTCACCATTACCGTAAACCGTTGACAGGAAGAAAAAAATGACAGCAACCTACTCTTTCCTTGACGTCACGGCGACCCTCGCAGGGCCGACCGGCGTGATCAATCTCGGCGCGGGCGCGGCCAATTCGAAGGAAGGCATCACCATCTCGCTTGCCTCTCCGAGGAACGCCATGACCGTGGGCGCGGACGGCGAGGGCATGCACAACCTCAAGGCCGACAAGAGCGGCACGGTCACCGTGCGGCTCCTGGCATCCTCCACGCGCAACGCCGCCCTGCAGGCCATGTATGACGCTCAGGCCCTCAGCTCCGCCTCGTGGGGCGACAACGTCATCACGATCCGCAACAAGGGCAACGATGAGACGACCGTATGCCGGGGCTGCGCGTTCCAGAAGCAGCCGGATCGCGTCTATGGCGAGGAGGCCGGGACGCTTGAATGGGTGTTTGACTGCATCAAGATCGACACCGTCACGGGCACGTACGCAGGAGCTTGATGAATGGCGATTGAGCAGAGCAAGCGGGTCACGGTGGGCGGCTCGGAGTATGTGCTGAACCGCCTTGACTGCTTTCAGGCCCTCAATGTCGCGCGGCTGGCGGCACCGGCGCTCCCGGTGCTGTTCTCCGGCGTGATCGAGGGCTTCCTGAAGGTTTGGCAGGAGGGCAAGGGAGGCAATTCGGACGAGGACTTCACGCGCGAGTTGTCCATGATGCTCGCGGTCGCCCAGCCGCTCTTCGACCGCGTGGCCGAGATGAAGAAGGATGATTTCGATGCGCTCATGGCCACTTGCCTTGGCTGCGTGGAGAAGCAGAGAGGCAAGGGCTTCTCTCCCGTCATTCAGGGCGGCGTGGTGATGGATGACGTCCCGGCGGGCGACGCCCTTGTGCTCGCCCTGCAGGTGATCGTCCGCGAGATCCGCCCTATTGGCGCAGCGCTCTTCACAACGGCCACCGCCAGGAAGGCCTGAGCGCTGCATGGGAGGCCGCAGACTGGCGCGTGCTGCCCGGCGGGCAGGACTGGCTCATGACGCCAGTGAGGGAGGGGATGATCAGCTACGTCAATCTGCTCGATCACTCCCTCGCCCTCGAGGACATCCTGAGGATGAACACATTCATTGAGAACGAGGCGCACAACCGCAGGGTGGCGCAGCGCCTCATGGACGAGGAGAACCGGAATCATGGCTGAGGCAATTGAGGGCTTCCTCGTAAACCTCGGGTTCAAGGTCGATCAGGACGGCGAGAGCAAGTTCAAGACCGCTCTCGAATTGTCCACCGGGCGCGTCAAGCAGTTCGCCAACATGGCCGTTGCGGCCGTTGCGGCTGTCGGCGCGGCATGGCTGAAGTCCACTGCAGACATCAGCAAGGACTTCAACATCGCGCACTACGCCAATTCCTCGATCTCGGGGATGCGGGCGCTCCGGATGGCGTTCCAGCAGGTGGGCGCGGATGCGGGCGTGGTTGACCAGACGCTCAGCAGCATGGCCGACCGCGCCCGGCGGCTTCCCGGCTATGCCGAGCAGATGCAGACCGTCTGGGGCGTCTCGATCAAGGACGCCAACGGCAACTTCAGGGACATGTCCATCGTCCTCGGGGAGATCTCCGGGAAGATGCGCGGGATGTCGGACGCGGAAGCGGCCGCGAAGGCCGAGGCCACGGGGCTTGGCGGCGCGTGGATGTACATGAAGAACATGGGGTTCGCGGACGCGCTCAAGGAATCCCGCGAGCAGACCAAGTACCTCGGAACGGCCCTGGACGCCACGGCAGGAAGCACCAACGACCTGTGGAAGCAACTGCTCAAGATATGGGAGCTATCCAAGGAGGGATTCCAATATCTTGTAGGCTACATCAACAAGATCTTCGATCTTTCCGGGATGCTCGAGAATCTTGCCAGCTGGTTCACTGGAGGCGGGTTCAAGGAGATCACGGCCAGCGTCACGGCGTTCTTCCAGAATCTCAAGGACTGGAAGGACGGCAAGATGAGCCTGAAGGACTGGAGCAGGAACTATCAGAAGAACAAGGACTTCTTCCTTGCTGATCAGGACAAGATGCTCGCGGACTACGAGGCCGGGCGCACCAAGCCCGCAGGCGGCTCCTCGATCAATCAGGATCCGGACGGGCTGAATGGCGCGGGCGGCGATGATTCCGGCGGCCAGCTCCGCACTGGAGCAAGCGCTCCGCGCGGCATCAGGAACAACAATCCGGGCAACATCCGGGATGGCGGGCGCGGCTTCAAGGTCTTCGGATCCCGGGCTGAGGGGTTCGGGGCGCTCGGCCGCCAGCTCATGCGCTATCAGAACTCCGGGGCGCAGACCGTCACGGACTTCGTGCGCACGTGGGCGCCGCCGAACGAGAACGACACGGGCGGCTATGCGCGGGATGTGGCCGCCTATCTCGCCAGGAAGCTCGGGGCGAATGTGGGCATCCATACCGCAGTTGATCTCCGGGATCCTGCCGTCATGCAGGCATTCGTGGAGGCCATCACGCGGCGCGAGAACGGGCGCGGCTATGAGCGGCTTGCGCGTGAAGCAGACGCGCGGCGGGCGATTGAAGCCTCCACGCGCTTCACCGGACGCTCTCAGAACTTCAATCCGGGCATGCGCTCGCAGGTGGACAACCGGCTGGTGATCAATCAGCAGATCTACGTGAAGACTCCCGAGCAGGCGGGGCGGGTGGCCGCATCCACCAAGTCGTCCATCGCCATGGGGCAGAGGGGGATTTCCTGATGGACTGGAAATACAACGAGATTCGCGGGGCGTACTCGATCGAGGCGCTCTATCTCGGGCGCAAGCGCGAGATATCGTCTCATGACAGCGACCCCATCGCCATCATCCCGGACGTGGTCATCAGCGAGGAGCATGACGATGAGGTGACGATCACCCGGCATCCGGTTGACACCGGGGCTCCCATTGCCGATCACGCCTACAAGAATCCCGCGATCCTCTCCGTGCGGTTCGCGTGGTCGGACAGCTCCAGCCTGCTCAACACGCTCGCGAGCGGCTCGACCCTGCGCGGCATATCGGGGACGAACGAGGTCTACAAGACGCTGCTCGAGCTGATGAACCGGCGGGCGTTGCTCACGGTGTCAACTGGGAAGCGACTGTACTCGAGCATGGTGATCACCAAGCTCAGCACCACCAGCACGGCAGAGACGGAGACCGCGCTCATTTGCGACATCACGTTTGAAGAGGTGATCCTCGTCTCCACGCGCACCACTACGCTTGATGCCGTCAATGCGCAGTACAAGAAGCGCATCAGCGCAACGGCCGGCGGCGGGCAGCGGCAGGCCGAATGGGCGGATGAGATCGAGGTTGCCAGGCAGCTGGGGGGCTCTAGATGATCGCACTGGTGCTGCTCCTCGCGCTGATGGCCATCGCCTACGCATTCTCGTGCGTGCTGGCCGCCATTTTCATGCTCATCGCGGCGTTTCCGATCTCCGCGCTCATCCTGTTCATTCTCTGCATTCTGCTCTTCACTTGATCAGCAATTGGAAAGCAATTGCACAGCAAGAGGCTTCACATGGTTCAAATTCCTCTGAGCTCCGGCTGCCAGTCGTTCCAGATTCAGCTGGGCAGGAGCTACGCCACGCTCACGCTCGTCTACCGGGCGGCTGATTGCGGCGGCTGGTTTCTAGATATCGATGTTGAGGGCGGCGCGGCGGTCCACGGCCTGCCTCTCGTGCCGGGCGTGGACATGCTCGCCCAGCAGGAGCACCTCGGCCTCGGGCATCTCTATTGTCTGGTCGATGGGCGCACGGAGCGATCCCCCACGTTTGACGACATGGGCTCAGCCGTCTCGCTCTACTGGGAGGCTTGAATGGCGGGAGAACAGCAATGGCTGCGCTATTTCAGGCTGTACGTGCAGCGGGATTCCGGCTCGCAGGAGATGCTCGACCTCTCCGACTACCGCGTGAAGTTCCACATCACGCAGAACAGCACGGGGCGGCCCTGCACGGCGGAGATCAGCGTCTACAACGTCTCGGACGCCACGGCGAACAGGATCAGCTGCCCGATGTACACGCGGATCGACCAGAACAAGCAGCACTACCGCGTGATCATTGACGCGGGCTATCAATCGCACCACGGCGTCATCTTCAAGGGCGATCTCTGGTGGAAGTCCATGACGCGGGAGACGGAGACGGACACCTATCTGCGGCTCATTGCCGCAACGGGATGGCGGGGCTACGAGAACGCCACGGTGAGCGCGTCCGTGCCCGCAGGCTCGAGCCAGTACGTGGTCGTGGATGCCGCCAGCAAGACGCTAGAGCCCTACGGCGTGCAGGTGGCCAGGACGCCACAGCTCAGCCCGGCAACGCTCCCGCGCGGAAAAGTCCTCTACGGCATGACGCGCGACTGCCTGCAGTCCGTTGCTGACACGAATCAGATTGACTGGGCGTTCACGGATCGCGGGATCATCGGCCTTCAGAAGGGCAATCCTCCCGCGCCGCAGGACAGCGCGGAGGTGATCATCCTCGAGCCAAGCACAGGGCTGCTCGACCGCCCGGAAGTCACCACGATGGGGGTGAAGGCGAAGATGCTCTTGAATCCCTCCGTTGAATTCGGCTCTTATGTCTCCATCGCATCATCGCATTTGAAAACGCCCGACTACAGCACGAATTACTCGGCTGTGAACGAGAATCTGCCGGCCACGGGAACGATGGTTGACCCGACCGGCGTCTACCTCGTGAAGAGCCGAGAGCACACGGGCGACACCCGGGGCGATGCGTGGTACACGGACGTCATCGCCATCGGGACGACCTCCGGCGTTCAAACGCCGCTTGACGGGACTTATCTCAACTTCATGCCGAACATGAAATAGCCATGATTTCAGAAAACACCTATCTCGAGGATGCGGGGCAGCAGTTCGAGCAGCAGTTCACTGGCCGCCAGGCGATGATGTGGACGGCCATGCCCGGCATCATTCAGTCCTATGATTCAGCCGCGCTCACGTGCGTGGTTCAGCCTGCGATTCAGGGGCGCAAGCTGGGCGAGGACGGCAATGCGCAGAATGTCACGCTGCCCCTGCTCCTGGACTGCCCCGTTGTCTTTCCTCACGCGGGCGGCTGCTCGCTCACGTTCCCGATCAAGGCCGGGGATGAATGCCTCGTGGTCTTCTCCTGCCGGTGCATTGACATCTGGTGGCAGCAGGGCGGCGTCCAGCCGCAGGCAGAGCCCCGGATGCATGACCTGAGTGATGGCTTTGTGATCCCCGGGCCGTGGTCTCAGCCGCGGAAGATCCCGTGGGTGTCAACCTCGCGGGTTGAATTGCGATCCGATGATCACAACGCCTTCATCGCGCTTGACCCGGGCAATCACAACATCACGATCCAAACCACCGGGAACGTGGTTCAGCGGATCACGGGCAGCGTCTCCCAGACGGTGCAGGGCAGCGTCACGGAGACGATCACCGGAAGCAAGACGGTCGCCGCCTCGAGCGTGGCGTTCAAGTGCCCGGTGACGATGAGCTCGACCCTCACGGTTGATGGAGCTCTGCGAGGGGACGGCATCAGCCTGTCCACGCACACCCACAGCGGAGTGAAGGCGGGCGATGAGAACACAGGAGTGCCAAACAGATGAGAGTGAGGAAGCTCGATTCAAGCGGGGACATGACGCTGGGCCATGCCTCCGCTGATTTTTATCAGGATGATCCGGACGGCGTGGCGCAGAACGTGCGCACCCGCCTTCAGCTGTGGCAGGGATCCTGGTTCCTCGACACGAGCGCGGGAACGCCATGGCTGCAGGAAGTCCTTGGCAAGCACAGCGCGGTTGACATGGTGATCCGGAACAGGATTCTCGGAACGCCCGGCGTCACAGGGATCACGGACTTTGAGAGCGTGCTCGATCCCGACACCCGGACGCTCACGGTTTCCGCGACCATCACGACCCAGTACGGCGATGCAACGATTGAGGAGGCACTGGCTGCATGACAATCACGAATCCAGTTTTTTCAGTTTCCCGGGACGGCATCACGGCGCCGTCCTATGAGGACATCCTGGACTATTTCCAGAGCAAGGCCCGGGCGATCTTTGGATCAGACATCAACCTTTCCGAGGACACTCAGGACGGGCAGCTGATCGCGATCTTCGCGGCGGCCTTGAATGACGTCAATGCTCAGGCCATAGCCGCATTCAACAGCTACAACCCGGCGACCGCCGTGGGCTATGCGCTCGATGAGGCGGTGAAGACCAACGGCCTCGCGCGGCACGTTGCCACGCACTCCACGGCGGACGTGAAGCTCGTGGGACAGGCGGGCACGGTGATCACCAATGGCTATGCCGTGGACGCCCTCCAAAACAAGTGGATGCTCCCTGACACGGTTTCCATTCCGCTGGCCGGAACTGTGACGGTGACGGCAACAGCCGAGCAGGCGGGCGAGATCTCCGCCCCGGCGGGCGCGATCTCGAAGATCGGCACGCCTACGAGAGGATGGCAGACCGTCACGAATCCGCTTCCTGCAGTCCCCGGCGCGGCGGTTGAAACGGACGCCCAGCTCCGGAAGCGGCAGTCCGTCAGCACCATGCAGCCGGGCGCGGCCCTGTGGGATTCCCTCACGGGCGCGATCGAGCAGCTTGACGGCGTCCAGTCTGCGGCCGGGCGCCACAACGACACGGGCGAGGCCGACAGCTACGGCATCCCGGCGCACTCAATCGCCGTTGTGGTTGAGGGGGGCGATGCCGAGGACATCGCTGAGGCGATCTACAAGAAGAAGAGCCAGGGCGTGGCCACCTTCGGCGCAGTGGAGCGGCAGATCACGGACTCGCTCGGCAACATCTACACGATCAAGTTCTCGCGGCCCACGCCCGTGAAGGTCACGGCGGCCATCACGGTTCGAGCGTCCGAGACGTGGCTGTCCACCGAGCAGGACGACATCAAGAGCCGGCTCATCGGCTACATCGACACGCTCGCCATCGGCGAGGCGGTGAACGCAGGAAAATGCGTGGCCGCCATCATCAAGCATGATGACGGCGAGTATGATCCGGACTTCTCGCTCGAGGGCGTCACGTTCAACGGGAGCGCGGCGAGCGTTGCCATTGACTGGAACCAGAAGGCCGCGATTGATGCGGCCGACATCACGATCACGGTGAAATGAGATGGCTGATGAGAATATCTACACTGAGCTGATCGCAGGAGCTCACAGGGAGAAGCCGAAATTCACCGAATGGCTCTATACGCTCACGGAGCCGTTGAACCGCGCCCGGGAGCAATTGGCCGCGTTCCGCGAGGACTACGACCTCGACCTGGCTGCCGGGGCGCAGCTGGACGCCGTGGGCGTCCGGGTGGGATTCAGCCGGAAGCTGAAGATCCGGATCACGGATGCGTTCTTTGCATTTGATGACGTGGACGGCGTGGGGCTCGACCTCGGCGTATGGTTCGAGCCGAAAATGTCGAGCTACGGATTTTCAGAGCTCCCGGATGATGTCTATCGCACCTGCCTGAGAGCCAAGATCGCGTTGAACCACTACAACGGCACGAACGAGGGGCTTGCGGGGTTCCTCAATGCATTCAGGAACGCCTTCAGCCTCACTAGCGACCAGTTCAACTACATAGACGGGCAGGACATGAGCATTGTCGTTCAGGTCGCCAGGAACAAGGTGCCGCCGGTCGTGTGGCAGATCTTCGAGAGCGGCGACCTGCCGATCAACCACGCGGGCGTGCTGCTCAATCTGCTGCCCACGGTGCAGTCCTATCTCGCAACCACTGAGGCCGTGCCGCTTGTGGATGACTCGGAGCGCTACCTGACGCTCGAGGTCAGCTAGCCGCCAGCCCAGATTTGCAAATTTTCCAATTCCTATTTGACAAGAATGCCACGCGCGGGCGCGGCATAGGGGGAGCTTATGGCTAAAAATCATCTCCAGCCGTTCGCCAACGGCACGGGCGCAAACATCACCAGTGAAGAGGACTGGGGCGGGGCGCAGCTGAAGACCACGCTCGAGCGCGGCTTCCAGTCCGGCATCGCCAAGTCCGACCGGGTCAATCGCGCCATTGCTCAAGGAACGAGCGCGGGCTACGCCATCGGGCAGCTGGTGGCCGACTACGCTGATCAGGACGCGGGCGTGGATGCGGTGAAGCTCTATGACGGGTTTCAGGACGCGCTTGAGAAATTCTTCCGGGCGAAGATGTTTGACGTGATCTATCCCGTGGGCTCGGTCTACTGCGCCACGGTCAGCACCAATCCGCGCGAATTGTTCGGCGTGGGGGTTTGGGAGCGGATCGGCGAGGGGCGCACTCTCATTGACGCGGGCAACGACCACCCGGCGGGAACGACCGGCGGCGCGGAATCCCATACGCTCACGGCCAACGAGATGCCAGCCCACAGCCATCAGGGTTCAACCTCGAGCGCGGGCGGCCACAACCACACGCGCGGGAGCATGAACATCACGGGCGGCTTCGGCTGGTTCGATGGAACGATTTCCGGCCTGTGGGGCGCGTTCTACGATGCGGGGGCGAACAACTGCAAGTCCGGCAAGTCCGGCCGCGACGATTTCCACGGCCCGGCCAATTTCGATGCGTCTAGAACGTGGACTGGCGCCACCTCATGGAATGGCGACCACACGCACACGGTGACCGTATCGTCCACCGGCGGCGGGCAGGCCTTCAGCGTCCGCAATCCCTATCTCGCCGTGTTCATCTGGAAGCGGGTGGAATGATGTGCGGGATCATTCAGAAAATCGCGGCCTTCTTCACCGCCCCCGACCTCAAGAAATGCACCCCGGGCTATGTGGTCTCGGGGTGCAATGCTGTCAACATCACGCTGCCCGACATGATCACAACAATCACGCTAATTTATACGATCGTCCTGTTGGTCGGCGCAATTCCCGGCCTGTTCAAGACATACGACTTCTTAAAGGACCGGCATAATCACGCGGAGCATAAATCTGATGATAATCAGTAGTTTGAGATAACTGTACCAAAATACAGCCAAGTGTACTTCAAAGTACACTTCAAAATACAGTCAAAAAGCAAGCCCCGTTCAGACGGCCATCTGAGCGGGGCTTTTTGCATGACCTCAGCCATGGTGAGGACACAGTGAGATTTTACACAGATATCAGGGTTTCACGGAGGCTTCTGATGTTTCTCGAAAACAAGGACTTGCCTTGGCACAGCCGGGTGCTTGTCTGCTCTATCTCGTTTGCTATTGCGTGGGTCGCCGGATGCTTCGGCTGGAGCCTGATCAAATAAAGAGAAACCCCGTCTAGGTGGCACTAGGCGGGGCTTTTTATGTCCAGTGTTCGTTGAAGGAGTACTTCATGGACAAAACAATTATATCCGTTTTGGCGGGGGTGCTTATGGCAATGATGACGACACCAGATAACCAGCTGTCTATCTTTGGGCGATTTGCTCGATGGGGCGGGCTGATTGCCGTGCTATGGGTTGCCGGATGTTTTGGCTGGATCCTGATCAAATGATCAACAAAATCCGCGAGGAGCAGGCGGCGAAGCGGGCGGTTGAGGAATTCCGGGCGGCTGAGAGGGCTAAATGGATCGAGCGCGTGAAGCTCGCGATCATGGCCATCCCGGCAATTCTCAGTGCCATCGCGCTGATCAGGACGTTTTAACAGGGGGCGAAATGAGCCAAGAACAGAAAAAAGAGCGCACGGATATATCTGAACTGATTGGGGGCGCGTTGCTCTCGGTGTTGCTCGCAGGGGTGGGAATCCTGATGGCTGTTGTGATGCTGTTCGGAGCAATCCGGGCAGTGCAGCTAGGCTGTGCGCTGATTTCAGCTCCGGCTGAGCAGGGATATCAGCCAGTATTGCCGAGCTTGCCGAGCAGAACAGGCAAATAAAAAAAGACCCGCCGGAGATCATGACACCGGCGGGAATTGTTCGTCAACTCAATGAAACCTAACAAAATGATTGTAGCAGAGGGGTATGACGGATGGTGAGATTGAAACCTGCCGCGCTCGCGCTCTCCGGCGCGGGGCTGATAGCGATCGCGGGCTATGAGGGCTATTCAGGCACGGCCTACCGCGACACTGGGGGCATCTTGACCGTGGGTTATGGGCACACTGGCGCGGAGATCACCCCCAGCACGCGCATCACTGCGCCGCAGGCTCTGAAACTGCTCGGGCGGGACGTGGGGCGCACGGAGGCCGCGTTGCAGAAATGCCTCGGCGCGGACGCCCTGCTCACTCAAGGCGAATGGGATGCCTACACGTCACTGGCCTACAACGTGGGCGCGGGGGCTGTATGCAAGTCCTCGATACCCCGGAAGCTCAGGGCGGGGCAGTACGCGGCGGCCTGCAAGACGATTCTCGATTTCGACAAGGTGCGGGTCAACGGGCGGCTGATCAAGAGTCAGGGACTGGCGAACAGGAGGAGGAGCGAATACGAGAAATGCATTAAGAAATAAGCAGATCTATGCTTATTACTTGACTTTTTTTATCCGTTGTATATAATGATAGTCAAGGAGGTCGCAAAAGTGCATAAAAAGCACAAAAAGAAACGCCAGCTATTCCGCTGGCGTATGAAGAAGTGGTCTAGGACAGAAATCATCGGTGCTCTTGGTCTGATAACCGATATAGTTTTCCACATCCTAGACCTGTTCAAGTAGTAAGGTGCCCCCGGCGTGGGAAACCGGGGGCAGTAAAAATAATAATGAGAAGGGAACGAAAATGCAACGGCACAGCAGAATAGAAATCATGTTTGTCGCATTCATCGTAATGGATGCGATCTATCACGGAATTTTGGTGGCGAGGCACTATTTTTCATGAACTCGTGGGGCAGTAAATGAGCATCAGCAGGAAGATCAGGCTCGAGCTAATCATGTTCCGAGTGCTGTTAGTTGTTACAACAATTGAAAATGTGCTTTGGCTAATCAAGGAGTTCATGCTATGAGCAGGGGAGGCTACCGCCCCAACTCCGGGCGAAAAATGGGCGTCCCAGTGAAGCCCGCAGAGAAGAAGAAGTCCCAGCGGATCATCGTGCTGGCCACTCCGGCAGAGGAGGAGGAGCTGAGGAAACGAGCAGATGAATCCGGGCTCTCGCTGTCGAGGTACATGGTTTTTAAAGCCCTGAAGAAGTAGGAGGAAGGCCGCAGAAATGCGGCCTTTTCTATATGTTGTGTAGGGCGTTACATTTACTAACAAATGAAAATCCGCAATCGCATGATTTAAATTGGGTTTTTCTAAAACTGGGCAATTGACCAGTTTTAGAAACCCACTAGCCTTGCTTCAGCCGCTTCTGTTTGCAAGGGAGGCTGCGCCAAGTTGCAAACGCGGCAAAGGCCGACAAAAAAAGAGCCCCGCAGAGGCGGGGCTGGTGTTCGTCAACTTAGTGGGTACTTCGATTACGCGATGGAAAGCTCCAATCGCTTGCCCAAAGCATACAAGGCTTTAGCGATCGCGTCAATTTTGGTGGCGTGCTGAAGGTTGACCAGCCGGGAGACTTCTTGGCGGGTCACCCCCAGTTTTTTTGCGAGATCTGCCTGCCGGCAGTTTTGCTCTGCCATCGTGTTCAGCAGCAAGACCTTGGCAGCTACCGATGGCGGGAGCGTGGCGATCAGCTCGCCTTTCCTAGGGGCTGACGGGGAGGGCAGAGCCTTTCCATCCTCGATATAGAAATCGATGGCCGTAATAAGCGCGTCTAGAGCCATTTCCCGCAACTCGTCAATTGTGGGGGCTTCCGTCAATGCCTCAGGAATGTCTCTGAATTTTGCGATGAAGCCCCCCTCTCCATTCGGCACAGCCGAATAGGGATAGCTGAATTTGTCTGGCATTTTGGCCTCCGTAGGCTAAGAAACGCGGGGGACTTGTTAGATCCCCCGCTCCTTAGACAAGCTTTTGGTTATTTCTCAAGGCCTAGCTGGTTCTTGATTATCCGCGCAAATTTGGCGGAAATCTCCTGCGCTGGGTGCCGTGGGCACGTGCTTTGGCGGTTTTTGTAGTACAGCTTGTAATGCTTTTTGCCGTGTTTCACAACCACGCCAGCGGCCTTTAGCTCGTCAAGGAATACTTTAGGTTTCATAAAGTACCCTCATTTGACAGAACAAAGGAATTGTACGCAATTTAGCTAACAAAAGCAAGCAAATTTGTTTACACGCTTCAATGAGGTGGCTGATGCTTATTAAGGTACAATATATAGTGATTTTTTTGATGATTTGGTGCGGAATATCTAGCTATTGGGCTTGGAGCGCGGGGCATGATGCTGGCGTGAGGGATTGCGCGGCGGAGTGCGTGAAATGACCGGCGGGAAGTCGTTCCGGCGTGCATTTTGGCTCGGCGTTGCATACGGGACTATCTGGTCGGTGTCTGTATTTTCCGTGGTGGCAATGCTCGTCTACGGCGTCATCCAAATCGTTGCGGCAGTGAGGTGAATATGGATTTGCGATTGATTGCGGCCGGCGTTGCCGTTGCCGCGCTCGCGGCATTTTCTGGCGGCTGGTGGTCGGGCTATCACGCGGCGCAGGAGCACTACACGGAGCAGATTGTCGGGATCAAAAACGAGTATCGGGCGGCGCAGGAGCAGGCCGAGCAGGAGGCGAAAGAACGCTATGAACAGCATCAGGAGAAATTGTCTGAGGCACTGGCCGCGCGGGATGCAGCTGTTGCCTCTGCTGGCTCTCTGCGGCGCACTGCTGAGCAGTTGCGCGTCCGCGCCAGTGGCCGCGCCGACAGCCTGCAGGAGTCCAGTCCTCCCGGCAACGCTGACGCAGGACGACTCGCGCAGTGCGAGCGACTACTCGGCGAGGGTGTCGGACTGGCTGGCGAGGGTGCAGAGCTTTCTAGCCGACTAGCCGCAGACAAGAGCGCGTTGATTACGCAATTGCAGTAACCGCCCGGGAGACCGGGCTTTTTTTGTGAGGTTAGACAATGGCCATTGTCAAGGTTTCCGACCTCCCAGTGAAGCAGACATTGGAGAAAACCGACCGGGTCGTGGGCTATTCCACGACAGGCGGCACCAGCCTGCTCCTGGGAGAGTCGTTCATTGCGATTCAGAGCGCGGCGGAGGAGGCGAAGACCTCGGCCGCCGCTTCAGCCGCATCCGCGAAGAAGTCAGCGGATCAAGCGGGCGCGAGCGTGGAGAGCGAGCTGAAGCAGATTGCGGCGGCGTCCAGCGCGGCGCAGGAGGCGATCAGCTCAGGCAAGACGGACGCGCTCGATGCCATCGCATCATCCAAATCGTCCGCAGTCTCTGCGGTCACTGCCGCGCAGACGGGCGGCACGGCGGCGATCACTGCTGCGCAGAAGACCGCAGTCTCTGCCGTGCAGGCGGCGCAGAGCACGGGCGTGAGTGCTGTTGAGACGGCGCAGAGCACCGCCACGGCGGTCATCAGCAAGCAGGCCAATGACGCCGCTAGTGCTATCGCTGATGCTCAGAAGAACATTGATGCGAGCGTGGACGCGGCGGCGGCCTCTGCTACTGCGGCGGGAAAATCCGCCACGGCGGCGGCAACGTCTGAGAGCAACGCTGGCGCCAGTGCCGCGGAGGCAGGCAAATCTCAGAGCGCGGCGGCGGCCAGTGCCAGCGCGGCAAAAGCCTCGGAGACTAACGCCAAGTCGTCAGAGACTGCGGCGGCATCCTCTGCCAGTGCGGCAAAGTCGTCCGAAACGGCGGCGGCGTCCTCTGCGGGCGCGGCTAAAACGAGCGAGACGAACGCGGGCAAATCGGCCACAGCGGCTTCCGGCTCGGCAACGAGCGCGAGCAATTCCGCGCAGGTGGCGACATCAAAGGCGGCCGCGGCGGCTGACAGTGCTGAGGCGGCTGAGGCGTCAAATGATGCCGCGAGCAGTGCCAGCGATACGGCTACTGCTCAGGCCAAGGCGGCGGCATCGAGCGCGAGCGCGGCTAGCACTAGTGCAACTGCGGCGGGAAAATCCGCCACGGCGGCGAAAACCTCGGAGACGAATTCAGCGGCCTCCGCAACGGCGGCAGGCAAATCCGCTGAGGCGGCGGCCACATCTGAGACCAACGCGGCCACCAGTGCGTCCAATGCATCTAAATCAGCAACTGCGGCGGCATCCAGCGCATCCTCTGCCTCAGCCTCTGCAACTACTGCCACGAGCAAGGCTAGCGCGGCCAGCGACAGCGCGGCGGCGGCCAAAGCCTCCGAGCAGGCGGCGGCGACCTCGGAGAGCAACGCCAGCACGTTCGAGACGAACGCGGCCAAATCCGCATCATCGGCCTCTGGCGCGGCAACGACCGCATCCGGCGCGGCCAAATCCGCTACGGAGAAGGCGGCGGCGGCCGTCTCGAGTGCGAGCGCGGCGGCTGACAGCGCGGCGGCGGCGAAGGCGAGCGAGACGAATGCCGCGGCCAGTGCCTCGAGCGCGGCTAAAACAGTCGCTGATGCCGAGCAGGCTATTGGCGATGCGAAAACCGCAGGCGTTGCGGCTGTGGCGGCTCAGCAGGATACGAGCGTCAAGGCCATTCAGGCCGCGCAGACGTCCGCAACAAGCGCCATCAGCACGGCAGGCAGTGATCAGGTCGCCGCAGTCACGGCTGAGGGGGACAAGCAGGTTGCCCGGGTTACGACCGAGGGCGACACGCAGGTTTCCCGCGTGGATTCACTGCTCACGGGCGTTGTTCGCGCAGACGTTGCCCAGTCGCTAACTGACGAGCAGAAAGCTCAGGCTCGCGAAAACATCGGGGCGGGAACTGGAAGCGGTGGTGGAGTGAAGCGCATTGAAACAACGGTAAAAGCTCTCGGCGGCTCATCATTTGCTCCGGGTACGCTCACCGCAGATCTGTATATCGATGATCTGTTCCAAGGACTGGCTACGCTTGGTGTTGAGGCGGGTGATATCGTTGATGTTTCTGCTACCCCGGATTTCAACCGCTTCTCGTTGTATGCAACGCCGTGGGATGGAGGAGATTTGGATGGCTTCGCAGCACTCACGTCCCTTACGATTTATGTTGATCGCTTGTACTCATACAACGGCACCGCATATGGGGCGCTGCTGGCCACAACGAGTTCTGTGGGTGATGGTCTCAACAAGCTGGTGTATTTTTCAGCCCTTTCGGAAAAATACAACGCCAACGACGACACCCGTGGGCGTTTTAAGGTGCTCACGGATTCATTAGACGCCATCCCTGCTGGCGTTGTCCGATCTGACATCTCCCAGTCGTTTGACGACACGGCAAAAGCTCAAGCCCGGGCAAACATTGGGGCTGTCGGCGCAGGAGACGCGGTAACCTGTTCCAGCCTAACCGCATCTGGCGCCGTTTCCGCAGCAACGTTCACAGCAACATCAGACCGGCGGCTCAAGGAGAGCCTGCGCGAAATCCATCCAGATCTCTCTAGCCTGAAGGCCTACAGCTACACGCTGAAGGCGACCGGCAAGACCGCTTATGGCCTCATTGCGCAGGAGGTGCAGAAGGTGCTTCCTGACGCGGTGACTGAATCCACTGACGCAGATCACCATCTCGTCCTCGACTACAACGCTGTTGTCGCAGCGCTCGTTTCCGAGGTCAACGATCTCAAGACTCGGCTCAACAAACTCGAAGGAGAAGACAAATGACCACGTACAAGTACAGCATTCGACTCATCGGCACGTTCGAAGGCGAGGACTACGCCACCGCGCAGGTCGCCGCCATTCAGGCGTTCGGCTCTCTCAAGAACAGCAAGCTGCAGAGCATTGAGCTCTCTCAATGGGAACAGCCAGTAGAGGCAGCCGAAACCGCCGAGGACGCGAAGGATGGCAACTAACTACAAGATCCCTGATGGGCGCGACCTGAGCGATATTTTCGGATCAGGCGATGCGGGCATCTATACGGGATTCACGATCGGGAGCGGGCAAACCGACCTCGGGCGCCAATTCATGGCGGGCTCGGCAGGGATCACCACGGGCTACAAAAACTCTGCGGGGATCGACCTGGGCAGCCTGTTTGGTGCGGATCCGTACGTTTCTCAGGGGTACACCCCGTGCCAGCTATTTATTGGCACAGGTGGGCATAATGCTCTAGGGATGGTAACGAAATCCTATGGCTATGGCGTTGATGGCGGGATTTGGTTTGGGAGCGTATCGAACACGCCGCTTTTAGGCACATCATCCGATAGCTCGTGCATAAAAGCGTGGATGCTTACCTATGGTTCGTTAACGACGAGATCTTTTGCTATAAAATCAACAGGCTCTGCGCAAACGGAGGCTATTATCAACGGGACGCCGTTGCCTATAAACAAGGTATACAGCGAGGACTCTACCGCCATCACATGGCTAAATTGGTTTTCCTCTCACGTTGGCCAAACCATCACAATTTACCTCAAGTAGCTACAAGCCCGGGGCGGCGCCCCGGGCTTGATCTTGCTTAGCCGTAGGTTACGCAGCCTTAGGCTGGGCAACGGCTCGAACCTCGAAATGCATCCCGAGCTTGTAGAGCGCTTCTTCGATGGCTTCCATGCTCGCGCCGTCCTTTGACAGGTCAACGAGCCGCTGGGTTTGCGCGGGCGAGATGTCCAGCAATTTGGAAATATCCGATAGCCGGTATCTGTTGCTCACCAGATAGTTCCAGAGGGCGATTTTCGCCTGCACCCGGGCGGGGATGTAGATGGGCTCTTCTCCTTCTTCTGCAGGGGAGGGCATCGGAATCACCTTGCGCTTCCTGCGATAGAAGAGCTCTAATGTGCCGGGAACCATGGACTTGGCTAGATCAAGAGCCTCCTCCTTGCTGTTCGCATCATAGAGGCATTCCGGGATATCCCGGCAAGAGCCTTCCCATTTTCCCGGCTCGATTTCCGTAGCTTTAACCGCGTAGAACATATAATCCCCTTCTCTGGCACCAATTATTATACTTGCTTGGATTAATATATCAATCTGTATAAGATAAATATTATCTGTGCATAGGTGCGGTTTGCACATCAAGCCCGGGATCCCTCCCGGGCTTTTCTTATATTCAGGAGCATGTTTTGCATTTCATAGATTCCATCCCGTTTCGCCCGGGCGGGTTTGAGTGGGTGGCGGCATTTTCTGACAATGCGGCGTTTGAGGCCAAGCACAACAGGAGGCTAAACGGTAGGTTCGCGGAGAAGGGCGCCGGGGATTTCGGAGGTTCCGGGGGCGCAGCAGTTTCCCCGGAACCGTTGGATGAAGTCCCTGCCTCTCGGGAGATTTTAAGGGCGGTTGAAACCCCTCCGAGGCCGCGCGATGAGATAGTTGAAGGCCTTAAAAATCTTGAGGGGCTGCTCCACAGTGGGAAAGAAACTCCTCAATGCATCCTCAGGAAGGCGGCAGATTTGATGGCGGGAGATCGTCCATGCAAGGTGCCGGTATTTGGCCCGGCAATTGTTCGATTTGGAGGGTCTTTCAAACGCGAATCATGTAAATATCTCTTTTTTGAAAGAGATGGAAAGAGGTTCCCGTATCCGATGGAAATCCAAATGAAAAACGCTACAAATCAACTGAAAGCCTACTCCTCAATTGATGAGGTGATCCAACAGGGAAAAGTTTCCAGCTGGGGGCGTAGCGATGATCATCATCCAAACCAGTTCTTTGCCACTTTTTACAAAAAGGTCAAGATCGGAGGGAAAACTCGGCTGGTTACTTTAGATGTAAGAATCGGAAAATCTGTTAAAAGCAACACTATACAAGCGCATAATTCCAGCACAACAGGAAACCCGGGTTTCCAAAAGAAACTAAGCAAGATGCATCTGAAGGACGGTGCATCCGTCTTGTTGGAGGCGATAGGCGTATTTATGCTTTGATGTAGGGGGGGATGAGGCATTCCGCCGGGTTGGGGAGCGCTCCCAGAGCCCGGGCGGCATGCCTCAAAATGCGCTCAGCTCTTTGCTGCGGCTTACGCTCTACACGCAAGCTAAGACTCCTGAAACGCACCGATTATTTTATTGCGAAGCTGGGCATAAGTCAATCCGCAACCTCAGCAGGGGTACAACTTGTACCCTACCTGGGGACAGGTTGTCCCTATGTGGCAACCCGTGACAAATTGCCACGCCGCAAGGCTAGTTTCAATCACAAAACATCACGAAAGCAGTTAGAAACTATGCAAGCATGCAGGGGCCGTGGTATAGTTTTTATATCGGGCAGGCTCCGCCTAAACGGGAATTGCTGAGTGCCGCCAAGGCGTTCGCCCCGCCCGATGCCAGCTAGCGCAAACGGCAAAGCTTAGGCGGCATGAATGCCGGGCAATCTCACACACGTTTCGCTTCCACTCCTAAGGTGTTCCCTGCTGCTGAATCTCTGCTGCAAGCCATGCCCGCCCGGCCTCATACCCCGGGCGGGTTTCTATTTGGCATGATGGCGTCCGCCCGGCAGAGTGCGCCTCAGCACAAATTGGTATTGGAAAGCGGACGCAGGATTGGTAAATTCCAAATGCGGCAGTGGTTCACGATAGCGCACGAGCTCGGGCATCATTGTCTTGGGCACGGGAGTGCAGAGCGCAACACCGTTTTCCCTAGCGGGGCGCCGTGCACGGCCGCCCAGAAGGAGACGATCAAGGCGAAGGCCAAAAGGGCGGGGCTGTCGGCCTCGACCTATCTGCTCAAGCTCGCCCTCGGGGAGTAGCATCTAAAGGCTATCTTCTTCCCGGATATGGGGGCAATCTTTTGGAGCGCTTATGGAAAATCAAATCTGCTACGTCATCCAGTATGACGGCCTTTCTCTCGGAGAGCATGAGATTGACCTTGCCGAGCTGGGAGAATCGCTTCAGGGCTTTTCTAAAATTTTGGCCTGTGCAGGCAATTATGTCGCTACGGGGCAGGTAAGTCGGCAATACGGGAAGCTTGCCGTCAAGGTTTCTACAAACGCAAAGCTCGAGGCGGGGTGCATTGAAATCCCTGTATGGGTTACTTCACATGCCGACAGTTTGTTCTCTGGATTCGCTGGCGCCGTGCTTTCGGCGGTGATGGCATTCGTGCTCAGCAGGAGGGGCAAGAAGGAAATGGAGCTTCTCTCAAAAGCGTTGGAGAAAGCGCTGGACCAAAACCAAGAGTTGCAAACCCAAAATAAAGAGCTGCAAGCCCGCTTGCTGAATACGATTGAAAAACTGGCAGACGGGCTGACTGCGGCGAATCGCCAGGCATTGGCTCCGATTGGAAGGTCTTGCAAGACCATCAGCGTGATGGATGAGGGAAAGACCTCGAGCTTTGTCGTGGCTGATGAGTCTCTGAAGAGGGCGCTCAATTCCCAGCCGGAAGCGAAAGTTTTGCCGATCAAGGAGTACGCGGGGACGATCACTGAGCTGGACTTGTTGAGCGGTTCTTGCAAAGTCTCTCTATCGGGCGATGACGACGACCGAGTCAATGCCGTGATCGCAGATCCTGAGCTCGAAATCCCTGGCAATGCTTATGTGACAGCCTTCGCAAAGCGAGAAGAGCTTGCCTTTATGGCAAAAGCCACGCTCTCGCTAGACGGTGAGATCGTGAGGCTCGTCATCAGCGACACGGTGAAAAAAGGCGGCGAAGAAATGGGGAACGAAGTAACCACCATAGCCGACTGATTAAATAAGTAAAACAATCTTGCTTAGCCGCAGGTTACGTAGCCTTAGGCTGGGCAACGGCTCGAACCTCGAAATGCATCCCGAGCTTGTAGAGCGCTTCTTCAATGGCTTCCATGCTCGCGCCGTCCTTTGACAGGTCAACGAGCCGCTGGGTTTGCGCGGGCGAGATGTCCAGCAATTTGGAAATACCCGAGAGCCGGTATCTGTTGCTCACCAGATGGTTCCAAAGGGCGATTTTCGCCTGCACTCCTTCCTTCGCGGAATTGCCCTTCGGCACGCTACGTGAATTTGAGTTCCGAAACACTCTAACCCTTTCGGCGTGCTCAGTCGTACCAAACCAACAGTAAATTTGCAACCATGGCAGCAGGGGTACAGGCTGTACCCCTCCTGGGGACAAAGTGTCCCTAGGTGGCGACCCGTGACAAATTGCACCATGGAACGCTACGCGAGCTAGCGACAGTCACAGGTATAATTAGGCCAATCAAGCAAGCTCCTGTTCAAGCTTGATCTCCGCCCCTCGGATTCGTCTGAGGGGTTTTCTTGTGCTTTTTGGAGGTCGGCGCAACAGGATTACAGCGAACTTTTTGCATCTTGTTGATCACGCAGTGAAAGGCGATGCCCTCTCCGGGCACCACCACCACATCCTCAGCAGTCCTCAACGATCCTCAACGGCAACAAATTCAAGCGTTTCCCCTCTTGTGCGATCCTCAACGATCCTCAACAATCCTCAACGGAGTACAGCGTATTTACAGCGGCCGCTGTAAATCATCTGGACAGGAGCAAGAGGATGGCGACAATCAACAAGCACGAAGGAAAGTGGCAGGCTCAAGTCTGCGTGAACGGCGTGCGCCGCTCGAAGACGTTTCTAAAGAAAGACGATGCTCGCAGGTGGGCAGAAAGGACTCAAGCGGATCTACAGGCCGGACGGGCGTCACGGCCTACGCTAACTCTCGCTGAACTCTGCGCAGAGTACGAGCGAGCAGTCGTTCCGACAAAGAACAATCAGCGTTATGACTGCCTCAAGCTTCGCTGGTGGGCGGCTACGCCGCTAGGCGGGCGCCGCGTGGTGGACATTATGCCGAAGGATCTTCAATCATTCGTTGACTCGAGGTTGGATGAAGTGCAGCCGTCTTCGGCACGGCGTGAGTTCGTGCTGCTCCAAGCCGTCATGACGTGGGCGGTGAAGAAGGGCTGGCTGCCTGAGTCTCCGTGCAAGGGCGTAGAGAAGCCGCAGGACAATCCACCCCGCGACAGGGTAGTGACAGACGAGGAGCTTGCGCGGCTCATGCAGTCGTCCGGGTGGAGCGAGGGAGCAGTTCCTGCAACATCCACGCAACGCGTCATGGCCGCCTTCCTGCTATCGTGCCTGACTGGCATGCGCGGCGGCGAGATCATCCGGCTCACGGACGAGATGATGGATCTTGATGCAGGGGTGATCTACCTGCCTGCGTCAATTACGAAGACGCGCCGCAAGCGGGCCGTTGCCTGCGGCGCAAGAGCGATTGAGATACTGAGATGCGTTCAGGCTGCCGGGCTTAAGCCTGAGATCTTCGGCTTGACTGACGCCCGGCGGGATGTGCTGTTCAGGAAGATCAGAGACAGGGCGGGGATCATCGCATCGCCCACGGCTTCCTTGCTCCATTTCCATGATGCCCGTGCCACGTTCTGCACGTGGGCAGCCTCGCCCGGGGAGGACGGGGCGCCTAGGCTTGATGTCCTTTCGCTAGCTAAGCAGCTGGGCCACCAGAACATCAAGCAGCTAATGACGTACTACCGGCCGCGTGCAGAGGACTTGGCGAAGCGGCTCAAGTGACCTCGCTCTACACTTGCTGGCACTCAACTCCAAGTTTCAGCAGAAAGCTCGAGACCGTCATTCCCGCGGCTCGAGCCTTTTCTTTCAGCAATTGTTCTTGTGCGGGCGTAGCGAGAATCACGATCCGCTGCGTCCTGCGGTTCTCTGGATTCTCGATCATCGGCACGCCCTTCTTTCTCCCGGCGCCCGGGCGGGCGCCGCCTCGCTTCTTCTGTTCAGCCATGGAATGTTTGAATCAAGTGGATGATGTTGAAGATGGTTTCAACTGCTAGAAACACCAGCAGAATTTTTTCAAGCCTTGTAAAGTTGCGCATTGCATGTTGCTCCTGCTCGGTCTATGATCCAAACACCCCGTTTCAGTATTGCGTTTAAGCAAACTAATCTTACAGTGAAGTTTCTAGTTACCTTTTCTTCTCGCCCAGCTGGCGGTCTCTCTGCGCCTTGAGGTAGTCGATGATCTCGCTGGCAAACCAGCGAGGTCTCTGCGGCGTTACGTACACGGGCGGCGGGAAGCCTTCCATCTTCAGCAGAGCCTCGAGGGCGTTTCCTCTGGTGGCGATTGAGCAGAGCGCGGCGACTCCAGCGCGGTCAAGAAGCGTTTCTGCCATTTTCAGCCTCCGCTGCTTCTAGTTCTCCCTCCTCTGCTTTTTTGCACAGGTCTAGTTGCTCCTCGAGTTTCTCACACGCCTCGCCCAGTCCCCAATCGGCCACTAGCATAAAAACATCTCTGGCGAGCCCGTCGGGCAGGAAATCAACGATGTCCAGAATCGCCACCTTGCGATCATCCGCGTCATACGGCTGCTCACTGGCGCCCCCATCGTTCTGAATCGCCCGCAGAGCGCAGAGCGCATCGCGTAGATCACCGTCAACCTCCACGCTGCATTCTCCAATGTCAACTGCCGTGATCATCGCCCGGATGAACTCAGACCAATGGCCGCCGAATTGCGCCATAGCTTCCTCGACAACCGGGGCGCAAACGAAATTGTCTGTTTCGAATCCCTCTATGTTTGCCGCGATCCACTCGCACGTTTCGGCAGCATTTTTGTAATTGCCGCTCGTAATCTCGTCAATCGCTGATTGAGCATGATCCAGCCGCAGTTCCCGCCCCAGTTGCTGGAGAATTTCCTGCTCCAGTTTCCCTGGGCGTTTTGTCTCATGAAGCCACGCATCACGCAGATACCACGCCGCCTTTTTGTAGTCGTCGAGCGCGGAATTTTTGTAGGGAGCCCGCAGAATGTATTTAACAGCGTTGCCCAGGTCGAAATTGAGCCGGCGGCAAACTTCGATAGGCTCGATGCTGTAGTGCTCGTAGTGCGCGGGATGGTTCACGTTGTCGCTCATTTTCCTTCTCCTAGAACGGGATGTCATCCTCGTTTGCTGTGGTCTGCGCCGTGGCGGCGGCCTCCGGATGCTCGGCGGCTGCTCTCGCCCCCAGCTGCATTGACTCGCCGATGATTTCAGTGAAATAACGCTTCACGCCATCTTTCTCGTAGCCGCGAGTCCGCAAGCGGCCCTCAACATAGACCTCGCTGCCCTTTGTCAGGTACTGCTGGGCGACCTCAGCCGTGCGGCCAAACAGCACCACGTTGTGCCATTCCGTCTCGTCCTTGCGGTTGCCATCGCGATCCTTGTAGCGGCGGTCGGTCGCTACAGCCAGCCGGCAGATTGCCGTACCGCCTTCAGACGCGTAGCGGGTCTCGGGATCCCTGCCCAGACGGCCCAAAAGGATCACTTTGTTTACTGATGCCATGTTGTTTCTCCTGTAAAAAAATCTGTTACCGGGCGATGTGCTCGGGTTCAACGATCCACTGTCGGGCTATGTCGAGCATCCGCTCCACGCGATCGCAATCAGCAACGCTCAGGAATTTCATCTCTGCGAGCGTTGCGCTGGTCTGCTCGTTGATCAGCCTGATGGCGGGCGATCCATCGCCCACTACGAGGATCATTTTTGTTTTCGTCTCTGAATTCATCTCAATCGCTCCCAGTTGCTCCTAAAAAGCCCCCGCGGGTTACCCGCCCGCGGGGCAAGGAGACAACAGCAATTCAATTCATTTGATACGCACGGTGTAGGCGGGTGCTGACAGCCTCGCGCCGGGTATGTCGCCGCCACGGAGCGCGGCCTTGAGGGCGGCTTTGTTGACCACAGGCTCGGGCGTTGTCCAGTACGTCCCTGGAATCTGTTTCTCATCAAAAATCTCAACGCTCTGCGGCTTTTTGGCGAGGCTCGCGGAAATCTCTGCGGACTCGATCTTCTTGATGCCCGTCCTCTGCATCTCGTTGCAGAGATATGCCGAGAGCCGCGCCGCGAGGTTTGATTTAGCGCGGCGCCGTGCGGCCATGCGGGCCTCAGCCGCCTTGATGGCGTCAGCCTGCGCCTTCAACTCGGCGATGTAGGCCGCCACCTGCGCGGCCTTCTGCTTCCAGTCGCCCGTGAGCGCGTTGATGTCCTGCTCGATCGCAGCCAGCGCGTCCTCGTCCGTCACCTCGCCGGTCGCCGGGTCGATCACGGCATCGAGCCGGGCGAACGCCGCCGCCAGCTCATCGCTGTAGGAGTAGAGCGTCATCTCAGACATGTCAGGCCTCCTTCCTGCTCAGCAGTTCCTTGCCGCGAGGCAGGCGCGTCCACGCGGCGGCCAGATCGTTGCGGTAGAGCTCCTGATCGTCCGCGCTCATGCCCGCCCGCAGATTCTCGATCTGCTGTTTTGTTCGACAGGCGTTGATGGTTGCGAGAACGGCCGGCGAGCGTGGATCAATCGCGATAGCGTTGCCGTCATCGTCCTCATCGCCAGCCGCTACGCAGAGCATTGCGGCGAGGCTGTAGCGGCGAGCGTATGTAATCGCTGAACCGAGAGCCTGAGCCGGATTCGCTGTTCGCGGCGGGTTTTTGCTACCGTTCGTTGCCCTGTCTGTCGTCTCTCTGCGAGCTGGAGCGGCTGGTAGCGTGATCTCTCCGCCCTCGAGGGACTCGCCCGAGGCGTGGTAGAGGATCGTTTTCACCGTCACGGTTTCGCCGCCTGCTGTGACATCCTGCCGCAGGAAAATTCCGTGCGCGTTCAACGCCGGGCGAACCGCATCGATGAAATTTTTCAGATCAGCATATTTCGAGTGAAAAAATGAATTGTCCTGATTTTTGACGACAGGCCTGAACTCTGCCTGTGCGGCCGCCAGTGCGGCATAGAGCCGCGCCGGGGCGGCAGTTTCCTGAGCTACTGGAGCGACAGTAGCCGGTTCTACTGCCTGAATTTCTGTTGTTGTCTCGTTCATTTTTTGTTCTCCTGTTGTCACGCGAGGATGCAGACGTGCGCCGCGCCTCGCTCCTGTTCCGGATTGTCAACCCGGATGGCTGAGCCGTCCGGGTAGCTCAGATAGAGCCAGTCGTGCCCACCGTGGTGCGCCTCATCGTCCACGCTCGCCATCACGGCATCGTGCCGCCATGCGGCCAATGCCTCAGGCTCTACGTAGCCGTCCGCGCCCGGGAGGGCTTTGAAATCCCAGTACGTCCGTTCAGCAGTGCTCAGTCTTTTGCTCATTTGTATGCCTCCCGTTCGCGTTCATCCTCTGCATTGATTGCGGCGCAGAGGCGTTCATTCGCCGCGTTGATCTCAGCCTCAGCCGCCTTGATCCGCTCGATGTCGTCCTCGAGCTTCCGGCGGGCGTATTCAACGCGATAGGCGAGATCCTTGACGTAGTGCTGAGCTCGCGTTGCGGCCGCTGAGGCCTTGAGATCCGAGAATTTCTCGCGGCTTGTGGCGAGATCCATGGCCTCGCCGAGGATGCGCACAACGCTCGCGCCGGAGAGGATTGCGCCAGCAGACTCGAACTGACACAGCGTGACCGCTGTTTGGCAATTCGCTGCGGCCGTGCTGGCCGCCCGGATCGCATTAGTGAATTCAGCGTTCATCACATCGCCCCCACGAGTGCCGCGATCGCATCGCCGACCCAGTCGGCGAGCGCGGGCCCGAGAACGAGCATTGCCGCGACGCCGATGGCGCCGAGCCAGTTGCTGATGCCCTCGCGGATCGCGGGGGAAAGGCGCCGCGCCGGGCGCCGGGGTTGAATTTGCGTGATGGTGAGTTGCATGATGTGCCTCCGCTACGGAGTGTTGGCAAAATGTTTATGTCTGAGATATTAACACAATGTTTATAGATAAGCAAAAAAAAAGCCCGTGACATTGCACGGGTTGTTTACTCGGGTAGCGGTCTGTCTAATCGATGAAGTTTTTTACAAACCTGCGCGGGACAATTGCTAGGACAGGGTTGATGTCACGAATTTCATCGCGGGGCAAGATCACGTTCGCTACATCTTTGTTTATGGATTGCAGATACAGCTGATCATCTCGCCAATATAAATAGCGTTTAACCATCACGCGCCCATTCACATCGAAAACTACAACTTCATCGCCAGGCTCGGGTTCTCTGTTAGGCTCGGCGATCACATACTCGCCAGGCTGTATCCGTGGCGCCATTGAAAGACCTAGGCATTTGATTGCGTAGGCTCGCGGGTCCTTGCTGGGCAACGCAATGAACTCGCCAGTGTGCGAGGGTTGATCGACATCCATGGCGGCGAAAACCCATCATCGCCAAGTTTTGCGTAGCCGATAACAGGTATTTGCCCCGATATCTCGACTCTAGGGGCACTGGACGCAATAGGAGCGGCAATCCTTCCGCTCAAATAATCCAAGCTGACACCGAGAACGTCTGCAACTCGCGGCAATCTGTCTGCAGGAATGCCGCGTTTTTTCCAATTGCCTACGTACGATGGCTCAACCCCCATTGCGCGAGCGAACGCCGCGTCATGCATGCCTTTTTCGGCTAATAAGGAAAGCACCCTCTGCATTATTAGTTGATTGTTTTTCATAGCCGCACCATTACACACATTGTTAACAATCATACCCGGAGGGTGTTGCTGTCGCATCAACAATACGTTATCATTAAATCATTAACATTTAGGTAATGTGCGATGCATGCTGATAGCCAAATCATCGATCGTCT